TCATCCCTTGCCGGAAAGTCTCCTCAGAACCTCGATGCCCACTGGGGGAACGGCCTGGAACGGCAGGATATAGGCTCTCTCGGCTAACTGGTGCTTGATTCGGTCGATCTGGGCCCTTTCTCCCGCAAGCCGCGACTGCAGAAGCGGATCCGTAGTCCCACTCGCCGACATGGTCCTGTTGACGACCCAGCCATAGGGCTCGATCTTCGCGCGCCGCAGGTCTTCCTGCAGCATCGCCGCTTCGGAGACCGGCGTTGTTTCCGGAAGGGAAACGAGGATGACGCGAGTATAGTCCGGATCCTGAAGGCGCATCAGTGGCGTGACGATCCGACCAGGAACGACCGTTTCCATCTGTCGCGTCATCTGGCGGTGATAGGCCCCCGTCGCATCCAGGAGGAGGAGCGTGTGGCCCGTGGGGGCGGTATCTATGACCACGAAGGCGTCGCGGGCTTCTGCCACGATCCTGGAGAAGGCATGGAAGACAGCCACCTCCTCGGTGCACGGAGATTCGAGATCCTCCCGAAGCAGTGCCTTGCCCTCCTCGTCGAGATCGCGGCCCCGGGAGGCCATCACCTTGTCGATATACCGTTTCGTCTCGGCCACGGGGTCTATCCGGTCAATCGTGAGTCCGCGCATCGCTCCCTCGACCACAAAGGACAGATGTGCTGCCGGATCGGTAGTCGTGAGATGAACGGCATGGCCACGTTCCACGAGGCCGACTGCAATCGCAGCAGCGACTGTCGTCTTTCCCACGCCCCCCTTCCCCATCACCATGACGAGGCCCTTTTCACCTTCCGCGATCTCGTCAACAAGCGTACCCAAGGGCGGCAGGCCGAGCCTAGCCTCCTCCACCGACCCTGAGGCCGCCACCACAGGTGATCCGGGCGTGACCAAGGCGCGCAAGGCGTCGAGGCCGACCATGTCGAAGGGCAGCATCGGAAACTCGTCGCGTGGAAGCGTCGACAGCGCAACTGGCATCGTTGAAAGCGCGGAATCCTGGGCTTGCTCTATACCCACCGCAATCGGATCATCGATCTTCGTCGCACGGAAGCGGCCGTTGATCGCGAGCAGTTGGTTCCTCAGCCCGAGAGCCGACAACTCCGCGGATGTACGCGTGGCCTCGCGAAGAGCGCTCGCATCCGGACGGGCAACCAGGACGATCGTTGTCCGCGCCTGGTCTCCCAGGCATGCAAGCGCCGCCCGGAAGCGCACCTCCTGCATCTTCAGGCCGGAATGCGGCCCCAGACAGGATGCGCCCCGATCGTTTCCTTCCAGGAAACCCGTCCATGCCTTCGGTAGGCTGAGAAGCCTCAAGGTGTGCCCCGTGGGTGCGGTATCGAAGACGATATGGTCGAATTCCGACATATCCTCCGCAAGAAGCCCCACAAATGCGTCGAACGCCGCGATCTCGGTCGTGCAGGCTCCCGAGAGCTGCTCCCGGACAGTGTTCCGTTCATTGTCGGAGGCGTCGGCGGCCATTTGTGCCAGCACGCGCTCGCGATAACCGTCAGCGGCCGCCTCCGGATTGATGTTCATGGCGTGAAGGCCGGGAACGGATGGGACTGCGGTGGGGATATCCCGGAGCGGCGTCGCCAGCATTTCGTCCAGATTGGAGGCGGGGTCGGTACTGACGAGAAGCACGCGCTTGTCCCTATCGCACAGCGTGATGGCGCTTGCACAACTGAGCGATGTCTTTCCGACCCCGCCCTTCCCTGTGAAGAACAGGTAGCGGGTTGGTTCGGTCAGCATCTTCGGCTCGATCATCATCATTCTCCTTCGACAGGAGCATTAGCGATGGATGCCGGGCGATCCTTGATTGACGTCAATCAGCCACGCCGCAGCCGTTCCAGGATTTGCAACAGCATTATCAGGTCCGTTCACCGGGTAAGGGCCCAAGCGATTGCGGACAGGGCACCACGGCTGTTGTTTGTCAGAGAGATCCGGAATAACCGGGATTAGGTGGGAAGAACCGGGATCGAACGGGAAGCGCCTGTAAAATAAGGGCTTCGGGCAGATCGAGCGGCGACCAGGCCGCGCCGTTTTTGACAGGCCGAGACGCTCGATCCCGGCGTCGGCGGCGCCAGCGGCGGCAAAAACGGCGATCCTTTGAGAGCGGCTTCAAAACTCGCCGAAAAGCCTTTGAGGCATCTTCAAGCCATTGAAAAAGCTACACCAGCCGCGCGGCCGTCGCTTCGGTGGAAACCGCCATTACTGCCGCGATCCCCTAGCGATTTCCAATTCTAACATGCAAGGCCGTTGCATGTTGCCGTTTTCGTGGGCGATGGGCCGACAAATCAAGGGGAAGCCGCCGCGCGGACGATTTGCGAACATGCAAATGGCTTTCCGGCGGAAGGTCGCTAGGCCGCTCCTGCAGGCTGTCGTTCCAATCACCCTGGTAGTTGAAGAGCGGCGCATCGATCGGCCCCTTATCCCAGGGCGGCACATAGTCAGGAACCTCCGGAGAACGGTACCAGTGCGCCTTTCCGCAAACGTCGACCGCCCACCAACGGGTGCCCAGCGGCGCCTGGCGCCAATCTACATCAGCCATGGCAGGACACCTTTCGAAGTTCCCGCCCCCGCATAATCCGGCTCTCAAGATAGTGCCGCCCAAGTCTAGGGCAAGGCATCCGTTAGAGGGATGCCATTTACCATCCGAGCACGTTTCGGTTGCACCAAAACGTAACACTTTCTTAACTTTCACCTATGGGATGGGGGGAATGCTGGTCGGCTTCACGATCATGAAGCCGAGCGTTTCCCTGTACCCGGTTCTGCGGCAGCGTCGCCGAGTTCTCGGTCGATGGCCTTTTCCAGCCACGGCAACAGCGAGAAAAGCTCCTCCATGTCCTTCGGGTTGTCCGCCTTCTTGTATAGCTGGGACAGCCGAGCGATCACCTCGCGAGCGAGTGTGGCCTCGGGCATTTTGATGCCATTTCGCCGGTAGCATTCCACGACCAGGTCGGCGACGCGAACCCCGATGATCGAGATATCTACGGACGCGATAAAACCACTGTCCACGTCCGTCGACGCGGCCTCGCCCGCGACAAGCCAACTAAAATCGACATTTGCAGCGTTTGCCAGCGACTTTAAGCCATCTGCCGGCACCTTCACGGTTCCTGCGATCCACTTATTCAGTTGCTCAACCGAGACGCCCGCAGCGGCCGCCGCCTCACCTTTAGTGGGAAACCGCCCGGCAATCTTCCCAATTCTCGCGCCCAGCTCGCGCCTAAAGCTCTGCTGCTCCTCAGTTTCCATACGCCCATCCACACGAGCACACCTCGTCTCGCGCTGCTCGATTAAAATCTTGCATCACGATTAAAATCGAGGTACACCCTACATATGCAGCCAGCGCAAGCGGGCTGCGATTGCTCATAAACCACCAACAAAAAGCGGATGCGCCAACACCCGCTTCCAGGAGTAAACGGATGGCAAAGCCCCAGAAGTGGGACCGTCATGCCATCCTCGGCGAGCTACGTCGCCGAGGCATGACACTAACCCGCCTCGCCGAGCTGAACAATGTCAGCCCAGGCGGATTCCGGCTCGTTTGGAGCCGGCCGAACTCGAAGTCAGAAGCTGCCATTGCAAAGTTCCTCAACGTCCCTGTCGAGGAACTTTTCCCCGATCGCTACCCCAAGCGCCGCACCACGGTCCTCGATCCCCAATACGCCGAGGATTCGAAGAGAGCGCAGAGCGCCGCATGACTGGTGTGACGACGGGACGCGCAGGCTCTGGCCTTTACCATTCGACCGGGATTTCTCCCGTCCGACAGAGCGCGATCGCCCCCAAGGGCGCTCTTTTTTGCTCCGGCCGTCCATGACCCCGTCACCGCCGCCACCCCCCATCAATCGCGGAAACCCGCCGGTGCCACAATGACGAAAAAGCGCGCTCAATTCGACAACCGCAACCCCTTCATACCGTCACTTGATCCCGCCTGCAGAGTGGCCGACCGGGTCCTCTTGCTCGGTGTAGTCGCGATCGCGCTGGCCACCTCCCTGGCGGCCCTGTTCTCGCAATTCTGAGGAGCCCCAATGTTCAATCCGTACTCTGAGGAAGAGCGCCTGCAGGCAATGACCTCCGCCTGCTATCGCGCCAGCCGATCGCACTTCAACCACCTGCCCCTGCGCTTCATCATCGACCCGCCGGTTGACATGCTGGATGCCAAGCTTGCGCGCCAGGTCGCCATCCACGTCCTTCACGTCCAGTTCGATGTTCCCCGCCGCCGCCTGGTCAAGCTGCTCGGCCTCGCCCGGTGGAGCGTCATGCAGGCGGTTCGCACCGTCGATTACCGCTGCACTGAACCCTGCTTCGAGCGTGCGTACCGCATGATCTCCGCTCGCGCCCAAGACCTCTTCATGACCGAGCTGCACCAAGCGGCCGAGGATGCCGCATAATCATGGCCGACTTTCTCAGAACACCCATCGCGAAGATCCACATCGGCGAGCGGCTACGGCCGATCGATCAGGCTTACGTTGAGGTCATCGCGGCATCGATGTCGCAGCGCGGGCAGATCAGCCCAATCATGATCCGCAAGACGCCTGCCAAAGGGAAAGGTGCAACGCCTTACACCCTCGTCGCCGGCGGCTATCGCATTACTGCCGCCACGCTGCTCGGCTGGACGGAGATCGACGCCATCGTCGTCGAGGCAGATGGCCTCGAAGCGCAGCTCCTGGAGATCTCGGAGAACCTCTACCGTAACGAGCTGAACCCGCTCGACCGGGCAATCTTCGTGATGAAGTACCGAGAGCTGTGGGAAGAGCAGCACGGCAAGATCACCGCCGGCGGCGACCAGAAATCAAAACCGCACGATGCGGATTTGATCTTCGCACCGGGACGTGAGGTCGCCAAGCAGGTTCAAGAGCGCCTCGGCATCTCCAGCGACAAGTATGAGCGCGCCGTCCGCATCGGCAGGAATATGCACCCGACACTGCGCCAGGCGCTGCGCGGTACCGAGGCAGAACACGATCAGTCGAAGCTCCTGAAGCTCGCGAAGCTTCCTGCTGACGAACAGGTGAAGGTCGCCGCCGCGCTCAAGGAAAACCCGGACATCAAGCCGGTGCTGCAGTGGCTGAAGGGACCAGTCGCCGCTCCAGCCGCCGCCGACCAGGCGAAGATCCTGAAGACACTCACCGAAGCCTGGGAGGACGCAGACGAAGACACCCGCAGCCAGTTCCTGGAGCACATCGGCCTGGCCGACCCATCGGGCGAGATGGCCGCGCTGATGACCTCTATCCGTAGCGAGGCAGCGTGATGAAGCGCGATCCAGACCAGTTCGACTTCTTCAGCGAGCCGCTGTTCCCGGTGCGGGCCGCATCAGAGCGCATCGACCTGACGCGGTTCCGCTCTCGCCTGAAGCGGGAGATGGCCAAGGCCATCCGCGAATGCCCCTACGATCGCCCGACGATCGCCGCCCGCATGGCGCAGTATCTCGGCCTCGCCTCCATCTCGAAAGCCGCTCTCGATGCCTACACGGCCGAGAGCAAGGAAAGTCACGACATCAGTCTCGTCCGCTTCAAGGCCTTCGTCCGCGCCACCGGAGCCGTCTGGCTTTGGGACGTGGTTGTTTCGGAGGATGGACTTCTGCTGCTCGAAGGCGACGAAGCCCGCCTCGCTGAAATTGCCCGCCTGCAGCAAGAGCAAAAGGCGCTCGCCCAGGAACTGCGTGTCCTGCAGTCGAAGCCGGTGACCATCAAGCGGAGGGCACGCTGATGGCGAAGATCTCACTGGTAGGTCAGATCTCTGAAGTCGACCGGGAAATCCGGATGCGCGAGCAGGTTTATCCGAAGCAGATCCGAGACGGGAAAATGCGCCAAGCAGAGGCGGAGCTGGCCATGGAGCGCATCCATGCCGTCCGGGCCACCCTCGTATTCATCCAAGAGAACGAAGCAGAGATCCGCGCCTTCATCGAGCAGCGGAAGCAGGAACGGGCGGCAACGTCCAGGGGGCAGGCTTGAAGGACTGGTTCACGTCGCAGGAGCTGGCCGAGGCCAAGTTGCCCGGCCTGCCACATACCCGCCAAGGCATCGAGAATTTCATTCTTCAGACAGGCGTGCGCTCGACTGACAAGGCGCGCCAGCGCTCCGGTCGCGGCGGCGGCTTCGAGTACCACTATTCCTTTCTGCCCTCCGCAGCCCGGCAGAAGATCGCCTTCATGAACGCGCCGCTGCCGGCCGCCGACAGCAAGGCGTCAAAGAGCCTTTGGGCACGGTTTGAGGCCCTCTCGAAAGATCACAGGGCAATCTGCCAGAAGCGGCTCGACTTGCTGGTCGATGTCGAGGAGATGCGGACCTCCGGCATCCCGGTCAAGCTTGCCGTGGAGCACTGCACCCGCCGCGCCGGCATCGGCAGGGCAACCTACTATGAGTGGAAGGCGATGGTGGAAGGCCACGCCCGGCAGGACTGGCTTGCAGCCCTTGCGCCGTCTTTCTCGCCAACCGCCAGCGGCATTGTTACCGACCGCGCCGACTGCCATCCGAAGGCTTGGTCGGTCCTGAAATCCGATTACCTCCGCCCCGAGCAGCCGAAATTCTCCGCCTGCTATCGCCGCATGTTGCAAGCCGCCACCGCCAACGGCTGGCAGCCGATCCCTTCCGAACGCACCCTTCGCCGCCGCCTGGACGAGGAGGTGCCGAAGTCTGCCCAGGTGCTCGCCCGCGAGGGCCGCGAGAAGGCCGCCCGGCTCTTCCCGGCGCAGACCCGCTCCGTCCTTCACCTGCATGCCATGCAGATGGTCAACACGGACGGCCATAAGCTCGACCTCATGGTCAGAGTGCCATGGAAGGACGAACCCACCCGCGTCATCCTGATCGGCATTCAGGACATCTACTCGCGAAAGGTTCTCTCCTGGCGTCTCGCGGAATCGGAAACGTGGGAAGTGGTCCGCGCCTGCATCGGCGACATGATCGAGAACCATGATGGCATGCTGCCCGAGCACTTCTACATGGACAACGGTCGCGCCTTTGCATCGAAGAAGATCTCCGGCGGTGCCGGCCGACGCAACCGCTTCAAGATCACGGAAGACGAGGTCGCCGGCCTCTTGAAGACGCTCGGCATCGAGCCTCACTTTACCAAGCCCTATTCCGGCCAGTCGAAGCCGATCGAGCGCGCCTGGAAGGATCTGGCCGAGGAGATATCCCGGCATCCTGCCATGTCCGGTTGCTACACTGGCCCGAATGCCCTGGCGAAGCCGGAGAACTATGGCAAGCGGGCGATCGCGCTCGATGAGCTGCAGGAGCATGTTGCCGCCTGCGTGGCCGAGCACAATGCCCGCACCGGCCGACGCACCGAGGCCGCCAAGGGCCGCAGCTTCAACCAGGTGTTCGACGACAGCATCGCCGAAGCCTCCACCATCGTGCGCCATGCCACGAAGGCGCAGCGCGCGCTCTGGATGCTTACAGCCGAGACCCTGAAGGCTCGCAAGCCGGATGGCGCCCTGCACTACCTCGGCAACCGCTATTGGGCACCGGCGCTCAACCAGTGGATCGGCAAGACGCTCACCATGCGCTTTGATCCGACCGACCTGCACAATCCGGTGAAGGTCTACGATCCAGCCGGCCGCTTCATCTGCGATGCCGAGTGCGTCAGCCATGCCGGCTTCGAGAGCACCGGCGATGCTAAGCGCAAGGCGAAAACACAGGCCGAGTTCAACAAGGCCACCCGCAGAGTTCTCGACATGCACCGCACGCTCGATGCGCAGGAGCTTGGCGAGATCTACGCCAAGGCAAACCGCGACAAGAAGCGGCAAGAGCCGGAACCGCCGGTGCGCCCCGTCGTGACGCGCCTGGTCACGGGCAATGTTGCCAGAGCCGTCCCGATCGAGGCGGCAGACGACGATCAGTTTGATGCGAATTTCTCGCGAGGCCTTGCCCGGATCATGGGCGAGGAGAGCGCGATCATCCCATTCCCCACGGGGAATATCGGCACGGCGAGTAATGCGTCCGGCCGAAAGTCCAGAGCCGAAAAGTAGTGCGTACGGTTCCGAACAAAAAAACGGGCGCAACCAAAAGGCGCGCCCGAGTGATCAAAAGCTAAGGAACCTTGTAAATGAAAAAACCGATCAGCACAAGCACCGCCTGGGAACACCCGCAGCCAGCGGCCGAGTTCATTGCCAAGCATCCCGAGCCGGATGTCGCGGCATGGCGGGTCTTGATTGACCGCGTCATCCAGGCGGCCACCGCCAACGGATGGAAGAAAGCTGAAGTCGCCCGCCGCATGAACATGGCGGAGGGCACGTTCTCACAGTGGGCGTCCGGTAAGTACATCGGCGTCCTCTCAAACCTCAACATACAGGCCGAGAACTGGCTCAGCGCGATCGAGGAAAGCGCCAACCTGGCCGCCTCGGTGCCGGTATCGCCACCATTCCAAATGACAGGCGTCGGTCATGAAGTCATGCAGACACTCGCCTGGGCGCAGGTGACCTCCGGCTTCGTGGCCATCAAACTCGATTCCGGCGTCGGGAAGAGCATGGCCGCCCGCCACTATTGCAACACCCGGCCGCACGCCTTCATGGCAACGGTCAGCCCGCACACCAAGACGGTGCACGGCATGCTGGTCGAACTGGCGGCAGAGCTTGAGGTCCAGGAGAACAACCCGGCGCGGCTGGTTCGTGCCATCGGTCGCAAGCTTTCCCGCATCGGTGACGGCACCCTGCTGATCATCGACGAGGCGCAGAACTTGACCGGCGACGCGATCAACCAGCTCCGCCACTTCGTCGACATCTACAAGTGCGGCATCGCGCTGATCGGCAACGAGGATGTTGCAAACGACTTCCTTACCGATCGCACCCGCTCAGTCTCCAGCCGGGCGCAGGTGCTCTCCCGCTTCGACAAGGTGCTGCGGAGAGAGCCGAACCGGACGGACGATGCGATCCGCATGATCCGCGCATGGAAAATCGAGGACGAGGCCTGCACCAACTTCCTGCTCGGCATCGCACTGAAGCAGGGAGCGCTCCGCCAGATCGACCGGACGGTCAAGAGCGCCTTGCCGGCCGCAATCGGCGCCGGCGAGGAGCTGTCCTTGAAGCATCTTCAGGCCGCCTGGAAGCGCCGCGACCTGGGGGACATGGTCTGATGGCGGAGGATCTGAAGCTTTCCGCAAGCCTTCAGCGGCTCCTCACTCCGATGCTGCCGCATGCGGACCTCCCTGAAGGCGCAACTGTCGAGATCGAGGCCGCTGGTATGCGGTCGATGATCAACGCCCTGCAGATCATGCAGAAGATGGCGCTGAATATGGAACTTGAGCTTGCCTGCCATCGCGATACCGAAGCCGGCCGCGAGATGCGCACGACAATGGAAGGTGAAGCCACCGACCAGCTCGACGACCTGATCGCGGAAACCAGCGGCAAGATCATCCGCCCGAACTTCGGGAGGAAGCCATCATGAACGAAGGCCTCCTGCCCTCCGACAAGATGATCGCCTGCCGCCGCACCTTCCAGACCATCGTCCGGCCTGGCGAGGCTCCCTCGGCCGCAGCCATCCAGATGTTGCTGATGGAGTTCAACACCGCCGTCGCGCTCGCCGAGGATCTGGAGGAGGAACATCGCCTCCTCCAGAGCCAGATCGAGAACCTGAAGGTCTTCACGGGCGGCCGGCGGCTTTCGCCGGTCAGCATCCCCGGCAGCAATGTCACGGTGCTGATGTCCCGGCCGACGCCTCCCGATGGAGGCACGGCATGAAGTCGATCGAAGTCACCGCCCGCGTCGTCATCCCGATCGACGATATCGTGGAAGCAGTCGGTCCCGAGGTCAGCAAGACGCTGATCTCGGCCGGCGCCGCCAGGGCCAAAACCCGGCCGCCCGCACTCTCACTGCGGCTATCGGTCCAGCGCGTCATCGCCGCGCTCGACCAGCTCGAAACAGTCACCAACACGGTGGGCGAGACGAACGCCCGGAAGGTGCTGATGCAGCGCCTCCTGGATCTCCGCGTCACCTTCAACAAAACAGGGAGCATCTGAAATGGAAGCAGTCATTCTCGAAGAGCGCCAGGACGGCGTCACCCTCATCAACGGCAAGGAGTTCATGACCGATGCGAAGGGCGGCTACATCCCGCTCTCCATGGTCAAGCCACAGCACAAGCTCGAAGACGAGGCGGTGCGCAAGATCATCAGCTTCGCATTGAACTTGAGTTCTCAAATTGCCCGGTTCCGTGAGCACTCCATGGGCGACCTCGCCGCGCTCGACGCGCTGCTCGCCCAGGAGTACGGCGTCAAGATCGGCGGCGCCAAGGGCAACCGGACATACCAGACGATTGACGGCCTGATGAAGGTTCAGGTGCAGGTTGCCGAGCTGGTTGATTTCGGGCCGGAGCTTCATCAGGCCAAGAGCCTGATCGACGAGTGCCTCAACGAATGGTCGGCGGATAGCCGGCCGGAGATCCAGGCGATCGTCACCCGCGCCTTCAATACTGACAAGGAAGGCAAGATCAACCGCTCCGAGATCTTCATGCTGCTGCGGCATCAGATCGAGGACGAGCGCTGGCAGCGGGCCATGGACGCGATCCGCGATGCCATGCGGGTGACTGGTTCGAAGGAATACCTGCGGTTCTACCTCCGCGAAAAAGCCACCGATGGCTGGTCGGCCGTCACCATCGACCTTGCGAAGGCATAGGTGCAGCGATGGCGGATCTAATCAGCTCCATCAAGTACATAAAGGACGGTCTGGCGAAGCTACCGCCGGGCGGTCCCGATGGCTACCAGGAGCGCCGGAAGGCTCTCGAAGAGCTGGCGCGGGGCATCGCTAGCGATCTCCCAAAGGTCAAGATCAACGAGCGCTACGATGGCGCGAGGGTCAGCATCGCCGGCGTCCGCGCGTCATCCACGAGCGGTATCGACGGGGCCTTGAACAACTGGATTGCCGCAGCTCGGCGCCAACTCGACAAGACTGGCTTCATCGCCACCAATGGCGAGAAGGAGAACGTGCGATGAAAACGCCTTCCTTCGAGCGGATCCTGGAAGTCCTGATCGAGGAGTATCGCAACGATTGCCATGAGGTCTTTGAGCAGGAGGGCGTGCATTACGCGCGCCTTCCCATCGACATCGATCCCGCCGGCGGCGTCCTGACCGAGATGAACCTGACGCGCCTGGCCGACCTGATCGGGAGGAAGCTGTCATGAGGGTCGCCGGACTAGCTACCCTCGCCATTGCCAGCCCCGCGATCATTCTTAACGACGATCCCGTCAAAGAATTCATCCACCGTTCTCAAGGCCGCTTCAACATAGGACAACTCGACTTCATAGGGGGCGTCCGACCAAGAGGTCTTGAGATCCTGTTTAACCGCCTCTCGGATGTCGCCAAGATAGACGGTTGTACGCGAGTTTCGGGCCAACTCCTGCAGGAGCGCGATGCTGATTTGGCGGAACGCCATCATACCTGCCGCCATCTCCAATTTGCCCTCAAAAGTGTGCTCGACCATCTCTTTCTCCTCTTCCATTGGAGCAAATGGAACAGTGAGTCCCTGCACAAGCGCAATACCCAAACGCGATCTTTGAAAGAGGCAGGCCGGTGAGCAACTCCATTGCCGCCATCCATGTCGCGAAGAAGCAGCTCGGCCTGGACGAGGACACCTATCGAGGCAAGCTTCGCCTCATCACCGGCAAGACCTCGACGAAGGACATGAGCGAGGCGGAGCGCCAGCAGGTGCTGGCCGTCTTCCGCAACGAAGGCTTCGCACCGGTTGGAGCTGCTCGCCGCGAGGGCGGCCGGCAGAAGTTGGCAGGTAAGTTCGCGAAGAAGCTGCAGGCACTCTGGATCGCTGCCTACAACCTCGGCATCGTTCGCGATCGTGACGACGCGGCGCTGGAGAGCTTCATCAAGCGCCAGACCGGCATCGAGCGCGAGCGCTGGCTCCGCCATGCCGACGATGCCTCGAAGGTCATCGACGCGCTGAAGGTCTGGATGGCTCGCGAAGGTGGCGTTGACTGGTCAAGCGCCGGCATGCACCCGCAGAGCTACATGCGCGCGACCGGCTACAAGATTGCCGCCGCGCAGTGGGCCATCCTTTCGCCCGGAGATCGCAACGGCATGTGGCAGGCGATCGTCGCCATCGTGGGCGGCAGTGTCCTCGACCGGCATCTCGACGATCAGCAGTGGATCCGCGTGATGAACGCATTCGGCGAGCGCATCCGCTCGCGGAAGGCAGGTGCGTGATGAAGTCGAACCACATGGAGTCGCGGAAGCTTTCGAAAGGCTCGCTGGAGTATTTCCCGACGCCACCCTGGGCGACCCGCGCCTTAATCCACGAAGTGCTGCACCGGGAGCCCCTTGATCTTCGCTCAAAGCGCGTCCGGGAGCCCTGCGCCGGCGGCGGCCATATGGTGCTGCCGCTGCGGGAAAGTTTCGGTGCGGTCGACGTCTCCGACCTTGCCGATTGGGGCATCAATCCAGAGATCCGCGACTTCCTGGAAGAGAGCCGGGAGCGGCTAATAGAGGACGGCCACGAGGTGCCGGACTGGATCTTCATCAATCCACCCTTCGAACAAGCCGCAAAGTTCGTTCAAAAGGCCCTCGAAATCGCCATCGAGGGCGTTGCTGTTTTCTGCCGCCTCGGCTGGCTGTCCGGTCAGGAGCGGTACCACACGATCTTCGGCCCGCGCCGGCCGACCTACGTCTGCCCCTTCTCCGAGCGCGTGGCGCTGATCGAGGGCGTGTGGGATCCCGAGGCGAGCAGCGCAACTGACTACGCCTGGTACGTCTGGATCAAGGGCGCGGTCCCTGAAGAGGCCGCGCCCTGGTCGTACCCGACCTTACGCCACCTGCGCCCCGGCATGCAGGATCTCTACACCCGGCTCGCCGATCGCGATCTGGCTACGCCTGGCGAGGCCGCGCGCCGGCTTGCCGCGAGGAAAGCCGCAGCAAACAAACAGTCCAAACAAGCAGCTCTATTTTCGGAGGCATGAAATGAGCCGCAGCAAGAGACGTACGCGTACCTGGAAGCTCAAGCTCTCGATCGAGGAGTTGGAGAAGCATGCGCCGGCGATCTTTGGTCCTCTCCTCCATCTCGTCGAGGAGGGGTTTGTCCTGCAGACCTCCTCCGGGATCTGGCGCAAGGCGGACGGAACGGGCACTGCCCGCTACGTCTACCGCTGCGGGACCAATCGGGAAGGCCGGAGCATCGTGCTCACCAGTCGCAACATCCCGCTGCGCTACGAGGCCGCCTGACGATGACCGAGGCGCTCCCGCTCTTGAACTGGCAGAAACAGGCAGAGCATTTCCGTCTCCAGGAAGACCGGGAGCGCCTGCTTGCGCGCATCGCCACCCTCCGTCCTCGGGAGCACAAGCGCGTCCTGTTGGAGGCGCGGGTGCGGGAACTGACGCTGCGCCAGATGGCGCTGGAGAACGAACTCTATCGACCGGAGGGACATCGTGACCGACCTTCCTGATCGCGCCTGGTTCACGCCACTCCTCAACCGCATTGCTGACGCCGCCGGAGAAAGGGCGGCGTTGGTGCTTGCTACCGAAAAGGCATGCCAGGAGATCCATATTCCGACGAAGGTTCATGCCGGCCACTGGCTCGCCAAGCTGGTAGGGCTTGACGAGGCCAAGGCGATCGCAGAAGTATTCGGGGGCAGGAACATTGTGCTTCCTCCCTCTGTCGGTGGGCAGAAGCGCAAACGGGCCAGCATCCTTGCGGAGATGATCGACAAGGGCCACACGGTCAATCGGATCACGGCCGCTACCGGTGTTGCGCGTTCCACCGTTTACGATCACCGGGCGAAGCTCAAAGCATCGCCGAAAGATGATCCTCAAGGCTCCCTCTTCTAAGTTTCGATCGGTTCCGCATCGTCCGATTTCGGACGGTGCCTGATCGTGTTTCGTTGAGCGACTGTGCCCCTGGGACTGAAGGGGCAAATCATGCGGACCATCAACGAGATCATCGTGCATTGCACGGCGACACCGGCCGGTAGACCGGTCACCGTAACCGAAATCAATGCCTGGCACCTTGCCCGCGGATGGTCTGGCATCGGCTACCACCGCGTCATCGGCCTGAAGGGTGAGCGCTGGCAAGGCCGGCCGCTGGACAAGATCGGCGCGCATTGCGAGGGCCACAACAGCTCGACGATCGGTGTTGTTTATGTCGGCGGAGTTCTCTCGGACGGCCGGACGCCGGCCGACACCCGAACTCCAGCACAGAAAGATGCGTTGCTGGCAGAGATCCTCGCGCTCCGGGACCGCTTCGATATCCGCAAGATCTCCGGTCACAACGAATATGCCGCGAAGGCCTGCCCGTCTTTCGATGCCTCCGCAGAGTACGACAGCTATTTCGAGGGAGGTCGCGGCATCGCCGGAACGGTCGACCCGCTCCTGCGCCGTGGGGACGCCGGCCCCGCTGTCCTCGCCTGGGCCGACGACTTGGCTGCTTATCGCAAGCTCATCGGCCACCAGTGGCCGCTCCGCCCGACGGCGGTGTTCGATCAAGACCTCGAAATGGTCACCCGCTGGTTCCAGAAGGAGCGTGGCATCCTTGTCGACGGGAAGGTCGGGCCGCAGACGCGCATGGAAATGGAGCGCGCCCTTGCAGGCGTCGGTCCGTACAGCGCGCTGTTCAGCTGAGACGGCATCATGCAGAAGCCGTCTTACCGGACCTCCAAGCTTGCCATCTGGCTTTCTTCCTTTCTCGCCTGGCTGGTGATCCTCGCCCTTACCGCAGGCGCGGTTGCCTCCGGCCAGGTCATCGCCTTTGCCCAGATTGCCCTGCCGATGATGGTTGGCTTGATCGCCGTCATGCTCGGCATCCATCGCGGCCTCGGCTCTCTCGATATGTGGACGATGACCCGTTCGCCCGCACTGCCTTCCTCCTCCTACCACCCGCGCGACGATCCGAAGGAGAACGGACGATGACGGCGTGGCTTTCGAAGGCGGTCACGCCGCTCATTGTGATTTCCCTGATGTTGCTTGCTGCCGCCTTCCTCGGTTGGCTGGCGCTGCACACCGTAGACGGCATGGTGGATGACGCCCGCCTCAGTGCGATTGCGGAGCGGGACGCCCACTGGAAGGGCGAAATCGCAGAGGCCAACACCAAGGCCGCCCTCGCCGAAGCCGCACAGGCGAATAGCGCGTTGCGGATCCAGGCTGAGGCAACCGCCAAGATCCGCGCCGCCGAAGAAAAGCTCACCGAACTGGAGAAAGAAAATGCGGCTCTGCCTGATGGCGCTGCTTGCGGCCTCGACCATGGCCGTGTCCGCTTGCTCGCCCGCTGATGGCGAGAAGCCGGTCGTGAAGATCGTGGAGCGGAAAATCACCCTGCCGCCGGAATCGGAAATTCCGTGTCCGCAGCCGGCCAGCCTTCCCGATAGAGCGATGACCGCAACTGAAGTCACCAGCTCCTGGGGCAGCGATCGCGCCAGCCTGCGGATCTGCGAAGAGCGGCGCGCTGCTGCCGTTGCCTCAGTTCGGGGGCCGCAATGAATTTCGGCAATGGTGCCTTCGACCTCGCAGCCAAGCGGGAGCAGGAAGAGCGTGAGGCGCTGATCGCGGACGCCGCCCATGCAGTGAAGCAAAAAGGCTCCGTCATCTGTTGTGACTGCGACAGACCAATTCCCGAAGCGCGCCGCCTCGCGGCTCCCTTCGCCCGGCGCTGCATCCAGTGCCAGACGATCCACGAGGAAGAAAAGTACCACCGATGAACATCGACCTTACCACCGTCGCGGCACTGGTCGCCCTGGCACTTGGATGCCTCAACCTGATAGCTGCGGCCCGTGCCATGCTCTCCGCCGGCGAGAAGAAGCTCGACGATCGGCTGAAGGTCGCTGAGAAGACGCTGATCGTTCACGACCGTCGCATCCAGACAATCGAAGGCGAGATCAAGCACCTCCCTGACAAGAGCACCGCCCACAAGCTGGAGCTGGCACTGGCGGACATCGTCGGGCGGCTCAACGCGATGGACGAGCGCATGAAACCGATCGCCGCTACCAGCGAGCGGCTGCATGACCTTCTCCTGGAGCAAGCACGCAAATGACCGACCTCGGAACCGACTTCGCCCGTATCGTCCGCGAGGAAGCGCGCCTGATCATCCTGAAGGCGCTCGCCGAGCAGACCAACGAAAGTCTCTCGTCCAGCATGCTTGAGCAGGTGCTCTCGCGCTTCGCGATCCACCAGGAGCGGCCGTGGATCCATCAGCAGATGGAGTACCTGCGGACGATGGAGGCAATCACCGTCGTCGACGCGGGCACCGTCAAGATCGCCACCCTGACGGATCATGGGCACCGCCACCTCAGTCGCCATATCGCGATCGAGGGCGTGAAGCGTCCGTCGCGGCCGGGAGCCTGATCCATGGCGAAGGGACGCGGCCGGCTTACCGCAATCGATCTGTTGCCCGAAGAATGCGAGGCAATCGTCAGCTGGGCGGCGCAGGCTCTTGCCGATCGCGAGCGCACCCAAGTCGAGATCTATGGCGAGTTCAAACAGAAGCTGATCGCGCTGCAGGGCGAGCAGGGCATCGACTTCGATATTCCGTCATTCTCGGCCTTCAACCGGTATTCGATCCGTCTCGCCATGGTGTCTCGCCGGCTGGAGCAGACGCGAGAAATCGCAGCCACCCTATCAGAGCGGATGGATGCTGCAGGCTCCGACGACCTCACCCTAATCGCGGCAGAGGCGATCAAGACCCTGATCTTCGAGGTGCTGCAGGCGAAGGGCGAAGCCGGCATCGATCCGAAGGGCGCGATGGAGCTGGCAAACGCGCTGCGCGCCGCCTCGGCCGCCCAGGTCAACAGTTCAAACCGGCGCATGAAACTGGAAGCCGAAGAGAAGGCACGCAAGGCAGAGGCCGATATGCGCGCCAAGGCCGAGCAGGCGCTTGATGTCCTGTCGAACGAGCCCGGCGTCTCCAAGGAAGCAATTGCCCGCGCCCGCCGGGAGTTCCTCGGCGTCCGGCCAAAGAAGAAGAGCGACGATGGCTGACCTGCAGCTTCCCCAGGGTGAATGGAAGGATCCGCCGGTCCTCGGGAGAAATCCCGAGGATCTTCCGCACGAGCTGCCGCGTGGCGCCGATATCCCCGACGATCTCGACCCGCTGGCAGAGGGCGTCCTTATGGCCCACCAAGCCGACTGGATCGCCGACGAAAGCACGCTCAAGATCTGCGCCAAGGGTCGACGCACCGGCATTACCTTCGCCGAGGCGCTCGACTGCACCCTGATCGCGGCCGCCAAACGCTCGGCCGGCGGGCAGAACGTCTTCTATATCCCCGACAGCAAGCCGAAGGGCCGCGAGTTCATCGGCTATGCCGCGCACTTCGCCAAGACGGTGGCAAAGGAGATGCTGACGATCGAGGACGGCATCTTCTTCGACCAGCGGGCCGATGGATCGACGAAGGCGATCTCCAGCTTCATCATCCGGTTTGCCTCCGGCTTCCGGATCGAGGCGTTGTCTTCCCGGCCGGAGAATATCCGCGGCCTTCAAGGGACCGTCGTCATCGACGAAGCGGCGTTTCACCGCGATGTCCGCGAAGTCATCGACGCCGTTGGCGCGCTCCTCATCTGGGGCGGCAAGATCCGGATCATCTCCTCCCACAATGGCATCAGCAATCCGTTCAATGAGTTGATCAAGGAAGCCGGCGCGAAGAAGAACGGGTTCAAGGTCCACACCTACAGTTTCGGGGACGCGGTCAAAAACGGGCTCTACAAGCGCGTCTGCCTGATGAAGGGCGAGGACTGGAGCCAGGAGAAGGAAGACGCCTGGGAAGCGGAGATCCGCAGCGCCTACGGTACCCGCACGGCGAAGATGAAGCAGGAGCTGGATGCGATTCCGGCCGAGGCCGAAGGCTCCGCCCTCACCCGCGTCCTGATCGAGAGCTGCATGTCCCGTGATCTGCCGGACGTGGTGCGCTGGGATCGCCCCGACGATTTCAAGAACCTCGACGACTTTGCCCGCGAGGAGCAGGCAGCGGAGTTCTGTGAAGGCGTCCTGAAGCCGCTTCTCGATCGTCTCGATCCGAACCGGCAGCACTGCTTCGGAGAAGACTTCGCCCGCAGCGGCGACAAGACTGCGATCCTCGTCTTCGAGCTTGGCGCCGACCTGGTCCGCCGCGCCCGCCTGACGGTGGAGCTGAAGAACATACCCTTCGACCAGCAGCGCGACATCCTCTTCTATATCGGCGATCGGTTGCCTCGCCTGATAGGCGGGGCGCTCGATGCCCGTGGTAATGGTCAATATCTGGCGGAGAAGGCGCGTCAGCGCTGGGGCGAGTGCATTCAGGAAGTGATGCTGTCGGCCAAGTGGTATGCGGCGAACATGCCGCCCTATATTGAAGCCTTCTCGGACAAGAGCCTGCTGCTGCCGGTCGATGCCGACGTTCTCGCCGACCACCAGGCGCTTGCCTACGTCAACGGCATCATCAAGGTACCTGACGAACATTCGAGCAAGGGCGCTGACGGCTACGATCGCCACGGCGACACCGCACCGGCCGGCGCACTTGCCTTCTACGCCAGCCGCCAGGACTTCGCCGAATACGCCTACCAGCCGGCCCCGCGCGCGCCGTCCCGGTTCGATACTCCCAACACTGATCGCGACGACGGGGCGCCCTATCGCCTCGGCTCCATGCGTCGATCGAGAGGACTTCACTGATGGCCCAGCTCCTCGACCAGTTCGGTCGCCCGCTCAACACCGCCGCCCTCAAGCAGGAATATGCCGCTCCGACCACCACGGGAGTGCGCCGGCCCAATACCGAGCATCAGGCGACAGGCCTCACGCCTGGCAAGCTCGCGCGTCTTTTGCGCTCCAGCGTCAATGGAGATCCCGAAGCCTATCTCGGGCTAGCCGAGGACATGGAAGAGCGGGACCTGCACTACGCCGGCGTGCTCGCCTCTCGCAAGCTGCAGGTGGCCGGGCTGGAGACCACGGTGGAAGCCGCAAGCGACAGTCCGGAGGATGTCGAGAACGCCGACATGGTCCGTCGCTTCATCGAGCGGGACGCTTTCGAGAGCGAGCTGGTCGATATCCTTGACGCGATCGGCAAGGGTTTCTCAGCCACGGAAATCATGTGGGACACGTCCGAGCGGCAATGGGAGCCCAGGGAACTGAAGTGGCGCGATCCGCGCTGGTTCCGCTTTGCAGATGAGGACGGCGAAACGCCTCTCCTGCGCGACGCGGCTGGCGATCAGCCGCTGCAGCCATTCAAATGGGTGTTCCACCAGGCGAAGGTCAAATCTGGCCTGCCGATCCGTGGCGGCATTGCCCGCGCCGTCTGCTGGACCTTCCTGTTCAAGAGCTTTACCGGCAAGGACTGGGCGATCTTCTGCGAGGCCTACGGCCAGCCGCTCCGCCTCGGCAAGTATGGCCCCGGTGCCAGCGAGCCGGACAAGGAAGTGCTTCTCAGGGCCGTGGCCAACATCGGCGTCGATTACTCTGCGATCGTTCCCTCATCGATGGCAGTCGAGTTCGTGAAAGCCGACATTGCCGGCTCACATGAGCTGTACGAAAAACGCTCCGACTGGCTCGATCGGCAGGTGTCGAAGCTCGTGCTCGGCCAGACCGGCACCACAGATATGAGCGGCTCCAGCGGCTACGCCCAGGCGAAGGTTCATGACGGTGTCAAGGCGGACATCGAGCGATCGGACGCCAAGCAGCTCGCCGCCACCCTGAACCGCGACTTGGTCAGGCCGTACATCGATCTCAACAAGGGACCGCAGAAGGCTTACCCGAAGATCAAGATCGGCCGACCGGAATCGCTCGACCTGAAGCAGTGGATGGAAAACGTCCGCACCTTCGTCTCCATGGGCGGCAAGGTCGGCATGTCCGTCGTCCGTGACAAGCTCGGCGTCGAGGATCCCGCCGCTGAGGAGGAATTGCTCATCGCGCCGGGCCGCAGGGCAGATCCCGACTATGCCGACGATGCGCCGATCGTGCCGCCGGCACCTGCCGGAAAGCGTGCCGGTGTCACCGCCCATCGCGCGGCCGCTGGCGCCAAGCCTTCCGACGCCATCGACCTCTCGATCGAGACACTCCTCGAGGAGGACGGATGGGCCGCAATGGTGGAGCCTATTGTCTCCGGCCTCGAGGAGCAGCTCGCCGGCGCCACGAACCTTGAGGAGGTCCGCGAGATCCTGGCGACCCGGTACCGGACGATGGATGTTGCCGCGATGACCGACATGCTGGCCCGCGCCGCCTTCAATTCCAGGCTGGCGGGAATCGGTGGCGACGATCTGACGGATGAGGGCTGACCTTGGCTGTCACGATCAAGCCGCTGCAGCCTCTCGACGCCATCGCCGCCTTCGAGGCGCGTCACGGCAACCTGCTGGAAACCTTCTCCTGGCAGGACGCATGGCAGGAAGAGCATGCGACGATGTTCACTGTCGCGAAGTCGGCCGGCTTCGATATCCTGAAGGACATCCAAACGGCCTTTGAGCGCGCATTGAGGGACGGCCAGACGCCGCAAGACTTCGCACGCCAGCTGCGGCCCGTGCTTCAGGAGAAGGGATGGTGGGGTCGCAAGCTGGTGGCTGATCCCGCGTCCGGCGAGTTGGTACCGGCGCAGCTTGGCAGCGCGAGACGCCTGCAGACGATCTTCGACGCGAACATGCGCGTCTCCTACGCCGCCGGTCACTGGACGAACTTCGAGCGCAACCGGCGCACCCGCCCCTACCTCCGTTACGTCGCACTCCTGGATGACAGGACGCGCCCGTCGCACCGGGCGCGCCACAACCTCGTCCTGCCGGTCGATCATCCCTATTGGGATATGTGGGCACCGCCCTGCGGCTGGAATTGCCGCTGCACGCTGCAGAGCCTCTCCCAGCGGGACATCGACCGCCTGCAGGGCGAAGGCGAGAAGCTGGTATTCGAGCCGCCGACGGACACCTTCCGGAACTTCGTCAACAAGCGCACCGGCGAGATAACCCGAGTGCCCGATGGCATAGATCCCGGCTGGGCGTACAACCCCGGCCGGGCCGGATACGAGGCACGCGTTAACCAGGCGCTGGCGGAGAAGATCGCGGATGCGCCGCCGGCGATGGTGCAGGCGGCCGTCGAGGAGCGCGTGTCGAGCAGCGCCTTCGATCGGTTCTTCCGCAATCCCCAGGGAAGCATGCCCGTGCTCGCCGTGCCGGCCGAGATCTCGGCTGCCATCGGTACGGACATGCGCGTGGCGATCCTGACGGCCGACCGGATGCGCCAGCAGCAGATGCGCCGGCCGGAGCTGACGCTGGAAGACTATCGGGCCATTCCCTCGATCGCCGCCAACCCCGCTCTTGTTGTCCAGGACGGATTGCGAACCTTCTTCCTGGCGAAGCATCCGGATGGCCGCTGGCGCTATGTGACCGTCATGGTCCGCGACGACAATCGTTCGGCCGGAGCCGTGACGTCATTTCGCTATGCCGGCGATCGCGACGTTGATAATCTCCTCGCACGGGACGGTGCTCGAATCGTCATCGACAGGCGCCAGAAATGACAGATGCCCTTGCCTCAGGCGCTGATTTTCATATTTCGCCGCAGAGCGCAGCAGCCGGTCAAGACGGCCAGACGGGCGTTCGGAGCCGAAAAACGCTTCCAGAGGCTTTGAAACGGCTTCAAAAACGATCCTGAAGCCTGTTGCTCGATCCTTCGTCCGTGATTAAGGTCACGACATCCCTCCCCGCCCAGAGCAAGGTTCCGCACCGTCCGATTTCGGACGGTGTATCGAGACGCCGCATCCGCCTTAGATGCGAGCATGAAAAACGCTCTCGCCGCCCTCGCTGCATCCGTGCTGTCTGCTCACGTCGCCGACCTTTCGGTGGCGGATGCCGATGGCAGCTGGATCCAGCTCATCCCCGCCGGGACGTTTAGCGGCCGCGACGGTCGCGGCCCGTATCATTCCGGCGACCAGGCTGGCCTGCAGCAGATCGCGGCACTCACCCAGCGCTATCACGGCCCGACCGACATCGTCATCGACTACGAGCATCAGAGCCTCCATGCCGACAAGAGCGGCAAGCCTGCTCCGGCCGCCGGCTGGATCAAGGAAGTGCAGGCGCGGGCGGACGGCCTCTATGGCCGCGTTGAATGGACCGCCAATGCGGCGGCCCTGATCAAGGCGAAAGAGTACCGGTACCTGTCGCCGGTCTACTTCCACACAAAGGACGGCAAGATCCTCGCACTGCAGAATGCGGCGCTGACCAACGTGCCGAACATCAACATGGCGGAAGTCTCCGCCCACACGATCTTCCAGCAACCGCCTCAAGAGGAAAACATGAAGAAGGTAATCGCCGCCCTCGGCCTGGCCGACGGCGCTGGCGAGGATGATGTGCTTGTCGCCATCAACTCGCTCCTGACCAGCTCGACGGCGATCGCCGCTGCAGCCGGTCTCACCAAGGACGCCAAGTCCGATGCAATCGCCACGGCGGTGCAGACCGCTTTCGCCGATCGGAAGAAGATCGCGATAGCGGCCGGCCAGAAGGAGGATGCAACCACGGATCAGATCGTGGCCGCCTTCCAGTCCGCCCATACTTCGAGCACGCCCGATCCGACGAAGTTCGTTCCGGTCGAGCAGGTTTCCGCGATGCAGGCCGATATAGCGGCTTTGCAGAAGCAGCTGCAGGACGACAAGGCGGAAGAGGCCGTCGATGAAGCCATTCGCGGTGGGAAGCTCGCTCCCGCACTTCGTGAATGGGGCCTGTCGGTGCATCGCACTGACCCTGCCAAGTTCGAAGCGTTCGTCGACAAGGCACCGGTCCTTACGGCCGCGCAGCGCACGGCGACCGCCCAGGCGCGAGGAGGCGAAGCCGCTTCCGAGCTGGATGAAGCCGAGACCGCCGTCATGCGGCAGATGGGTCTCACCAAGGAGCAGATGCTCCAGGTCAAGAAAGGTGACGCATGACGCAGCTCGCAGCTGATCGCAACACGCCGGAGCGTTCCGGCGGCACCCGTGAGGTTCCGGCAGCCGCCGGCGCCCTCCTCTTTGCTGGCGCGATGGCGGCAGTGAATGCGGCAGGCAATGCCGTCCCGGTGACGGAGGCTCTCGGCCTCAAAGGAGCCGGCCGCGTCGAGAACCGCGCCGACAATAGTGACGGTGCGGCCGGTGACGTGCGGGTGAAGATCCGGGCGGGCATCTTCCGCTACGCCAACTCCGCCGGCGCCGATGAGCTGACGCAGGCCGACATCGGTTCCGACGTCTATGGCGTCGATGACCAGACGGTCGCGAAAACCTCAAACACCAACACGCGCTCAGTCGTCGGAAAGGTCTTCGATGTCGATGACCAGGGCGTCTGGGTCAAGTTCTCCTGAAGGTGACACATGGAACTTAATTCAACCACGCTTCGAGCCGCCGGCGTCGGCTTCAGTGCCGCCTTCGCTGCCGGCCTCGCCTCGGCCCAGCCGATCTACGAGCGCATCGCCACCACCGTGAACTCAACCACCAAGTCGAACGAATACGGCTGGCTCGGCAAGTTCCCGCGCTTCCGTGAATGGATCGGCGACCGCGTCATCAACGCGATGGAAAAGCACGGCTACACGCTGACCAACCGTTCCTTCGAGAGCACGATCTCCGTCGATCGTGACGACTTCGAAGACGACAACCTCGGCATCTATGCGCCGCTCTTCCAGGAGCTGGGCCTCAACGCCCGCCTGTTCCCGAACGAGCTGGTCTTTGCGCTGCTTGCAACCGGCTTCACCACGAAGTGCTATGACGGCCAGTACTTCTTCGACACCGATCATCCGGTGCTGGACAAGGACGGCAACAAGATCTCGGTTGCCAACACGGACGGCGGCGCCGGCGCTCCCTGGTTCCTGCTCGATGTCTCCCGGCCGCTGAAGCCGATCATCTACCAGAACCGCAAGCCATTCACGAACCTCGTCCGCAAGGACAAGGCCGATGACGACAACGTCTTCTTCAACAAGGAACTGATCTACGGCACGGACGGCCGCTGCGAGGTTGGTTTCGGCTTCTGGCAGATGGCTTGGGGTTCGAAGCAGGCACTCGACGCCACGCACTATGAGACGGCCCGTGCCGCCCTCACCGGCATGAAGGGCGACTATGGCCGCCCGCTGGCAATCAACCCGACGCTGCTGGTCGTACCGCCAAGCCTCGAAGGCGCTGCCAAGGGCATCGTCCAGAGCGTCCTGGTCAACGGCGGCGAAACCAACAAGTGGGCCGGCACTGCCGAAGTCCTCGTGGCTCCCTGGCTGGCGTAAGGGGGTTAGCGCCAGACTGGAGAAAACCGCCCGGACCGCCATCCGGGCGGGCTTTTCGAAGCGGATCGACCGCGATCCTCTCCGCAAAGCCCGAAAGGAAAGCCCATGGCTCCCCGTAAGACCAAACCTTCCACTGCTCCGACCAATGACGCGGCCAAGTCTGCGAAGGACGATACCGCGGTGCATTCGGAGCAAGCTGCTGCAGCCGCCGCAAATGGCGCCGCAGCAACCCCGCCGGGCGAGAGCGTGCCTGGCGGTACCAATACCGGCTCGGCAGACGGCAAGCGGTCGGCAACGACTTCCACCGAAGGGCATGACCAGGCTGGCGCGGGTGCTGCTACCGCGCCGGTCACCTCCAATACCTCCCAAGGTGATGATGCCACCGGGGCCGGCAATACGGCCGGTCCCGACGCGGCTCCCGCCTGGAAGTCAATGAACAAGGAAGAGTTCGTCGCGGCCTATCCGCTCATCTCTGCACTGATCGCCTCGCTGGAAGAGCCTCCGACGTCCGGAGAGTTCCGAGTTGTCGCAAAGACAAATGGTTTCCGCCGCGCCGGCTTCGTCCACTCCAGCCAGGGCCGGACCTTCCGGTCTGACGAAGTGACGCCCGACCAGCTCGAAGCGATGCTGGCCGAGCCTGAGCTGACGGTCGAGATCGTCTGATGAACTACGCGACGCAACAGGATCTGGTTGACCGCTTCGGTGAGGAGGAGCTGATCCAGCTCACCGACCGCACCAATATTCCCGTGTCGACCATCGATCCCGTTGTTGTCGATCGAGCCCTGTCGGACGCTTCCGAGCTGATCGACGGCTACCTGAAGAAGGTCGCAAAGCTGCCGCTCTCGGCCGTGCCCGGTGTCCTGGTCAAAACCTCCTGCGACATCGCCCGCTACTATCTCCACGGCAAGTCGGCCGACAAGGACAGCGCCGTCACCCGCGCCTACAATGAGGCGGTCAACTGGCTCCGGGACGTCTCCCGAGGACTGGTCGAGCTTTCGATCGATGGCGGTGATGCACCGGCAGCAGGCGGCGGGTCCGTCAAGGCCGTCGCTCCCAACCGTGTCTTCACGCGCGACAGCCTGAGGCACCTCTGATGCCGGGCGCCTCCATCATCATCGATGACGAACTGACGCCGGTCATCTCGGCCATCGGCATTGCCGTCTCGCATCCCGGTGAGCTGACCGCTGCTTTCGCCGCCTACCTGCTCGCCTCCACACAAAGGCGGTTTGAGCGCCAGACGGGGCCGGATGGTACGAAGTGGCCACCGCTCTCGAAGCGCACGAGCATGCAGAAGGTTCGCGGCCGGCGTCGCGGCACCGCCAACATTCTGCGCGTATCAACCAGGCTATACTCCAGCCTCGTTGCCAGTTCTGACGATGCCTCGGCCGAGGTCGGCACCAATGTCGAATATGGGCGCGTCCACCAGCTCGGCGGCGAGATCAATCACTATGCCCGAAGCCAGCGCGCCAGCTTCAAGAAGATCCGCAAGCGGTACCGCTTTGTCAGGCCCGGCACCAAGGGCGCCGTCGATCGCAACATCACGATCGGCGAGCACAGCGTGAAGATCCCAGCTCGCCCCTACCTCGGCTTCTCCGAGCAGGACCGGCAGGAGCTGATCGCCATCGGCCGCGACTGGCTCGCACAGGAGACGCCCCGATGATCCCCGCTATCATCAACCGGCTGATGGAGGCCGGAACGCCCTTCAGGATCTCCGGTGGCGCGGCACAGCTGGCAGACGTCAAGGATGCTCCGCCGCAGACGCCGGCGGTCTACGTCTACGTGGCCCGCGAGCAGTCGACCCCGAACGAGCGCATGAACACGATCCTGCAGCGCACGGCAGTCGACATCGGCGTCGTCATGGTGACGTCCAATCTCTCGAAATCGAACAATGCCGCAGCTGCCGGCGACATCGAGGCGCTGAAGGCTTACGTCCGCCAGAAGCTTCTCGGGTTCCTGCCTGAAGGCGCGGCCGACCCGCTGGAGCATGTCGAAGGCGAGCTGCAGTCGGCCCTCTCCGGCACCGTCTGGTTCGAAGACGTCTTTTCAACCGCACACTACCAGGAGGGCTGACATGGCCGAGAACGCCACCAAGGGCGGCTCATACACCCGCAACGAAGATGGCTCGCTGACGCTGGTCGAGCGCACCAAGCAGCCTGAAGCGAAAACGAAGGCGCCGGCAGCGACACCGGCCAAGCGCACCACGAGGGAAAAAGAATGACCCGCTTCTGGCGAAACCGCGCCCTGCTGGCGAAGATCGAAGACACTTATGGCGTTGATGCCGCTCCGACCGGCGCGGCCAATGCGATCGTTGCGACCAACGTGAACCTTGAGCCGCTCCTCGGCGAAGACGTCAGCCGGGACCTCGTGCTGCCCTACATGGGCCACCAGGGCGTGCTCCACGTCGCCAACTATGCCCGGCTCTCCTTCGAGGTCGAGATTGCCGGCGCCGGCGCGGCCGGGACTGCTCCCGCTTACGGCCCGCTGCTCCGGTCGGCCGGGATGGCCGAAGTCATCGCCGCCGGCGTCGACGTCCAGTACACGCCGATCTCCGGTGATTTCGAGGCAGCCACGCTCTGGTTCAACGGCGACGGCGTCCGCCATGCGCTCCTGGGGGCACGGGCGACCTTCACCATGAGCCTAGCGCCACGTCAGATCCCGCGCTTCGCCTTCACCTATACCGGCCTCCTCGGGACGGTCACTGATGAGGCGCTACCGGCACAGACGCTCGCGGCCTGGCAGACGCCGGTACCGGTCAACAAGGCCAACACGACCTTCTCTCTCCATGGCCTCGCGACGGCCGGCGTGGAAGGGATCACGATGGACGTCGGTGGCCAGATCGAGCCGCGGATGCTGATCAACCATGAAAGCATCCAGCAGGTCGATCGGCAGATGACGGGCAGCGCCATCATGGATGCCGTAAGCCTTGCCGAGAAGAACTGGTTCCAGATCGCGCAGGCGCATACCAAGGGCGCGCTCCTGGCGACCCACGGCCTCACAGCCGGCAACATCGTCGAGTTTGAGGGACCGGCCGTGCAGATCGGCCGCCCGACCTATGGCGAGAGCCAGCGGATCCTCAACAACACCCTGCCGCTCATGTTCACGCCGATCGCCGGCAACGACGAATTCAAGATCACGGTCAAGTAGGCCGCGATCAAACCCCGCTCAAAGGACCTTCGAAATGGGCTTCAAGCTGAAAAAGGAACTGATCTTTCCGTGGCCGGTGAAGGTCATCGAGCCTGATCCGGACAATGCCGGCAAGCATCTGGAGCGGGAATTCACCGCTCTGTTTGCGATCATCGATCCGAAGGACGCCAAGGCAGCGGAAGAGAAGCGGCGCAAGATCGTGGCCCAGATCACGCCGGAGCTTTCCCTGGACGAGCTGAAGGTCATCCAGGCCGAAGTCGATGCGCACGATCTTGCCGCGATCAAGCAGGTCATGAAGGGATGGCAGGACATCGTCGATGACGACGATCGGCCGATCGACTTCACCGACAAGAGCTTCCGGGAAGTGCTCGAATACCCGCGCGTCAAGTCGGCTCTGATCCGGGCATACCGCGAGGCCATCAGCGAGGACCAGGCCCGCCTAAAAAACTGACTGACGCGGCGGTCGCCTGGGCTCGCGCCCGCACCGGCCGCGTCGATCGAAGCAAACCCGCCGCGATCGATGACGACGTGCGCAAGCAGTTTGCGGAGTTGAATGTCCAGGTCGAGCACGACCAGGACGACGGGGATGACACCGAGATCATGGCCAATGCCTGGCACAGCTTCAGCGCCTTCATCGCCTGCCAGACGCAATGGCGTGCCGTGGCGGGCATGACGGGGCTGATCTGGCTTGGCCTCGACTATCTCGCCTGCAAGCAGGTTCTCCTCTCTCTCGATTTCGAGCGCGAGCAGCGCAAATCCGCCTTCAACGATCTCCGGTTCATGGAGGCCGCCGCTCTTCCCATCCTCAACGAGGTGGCGTGATGGCTACTCCACTGAAGATCTCCGCCAGGGTCGAGATCGACCCGAGCCAGGCGCGGCAAGGTGCCGCCGAGGCAAGCCGTGCCGTCGATACCATCGGCGATGCTGCCGGCCGTACCGCGACGGAGATGCAGAAGCTGATCGCAGCCTCGACCGGCCTGCACAGCAGCACCGGTAATGACAACATCCGGCGCTGGACTGGCGCGCTGGCCGATGAAGGGCTGGCGCTCGATCGACTTCGGGCGAAATACAACCCGCTCTTCTCCGTCATTCAGAACTATAAGCAGGCGCAGATCGAGATCCGCACCGCACATGCCATGGGCGCACTGTCGGCCGATGAAATGAGCGCTGCGCTCCAACGCCATCGGCAGGCGACGCTGGCGAGCATCGATGCGATCAAGGGACGGAACCGGGCGCTGGTCGACACACCAGCCATGATGGGCGGTTCGGCTCGTGGGTTTGAGACGGCCAATATCGCGGCGCAGTTTCAGGACATCGCGGTCACCTCGGCCATGGGCATGTCGCCCCTACAGATTGCCCTCCAGCAGGGCACCCAGCTTTCGATGGTTCTCAACCAGATGGAAAGCCCGGTTCGCGGACTGGCTGCTGCCTTCATGTCGGTCATCAACCCGGTCTCGCTGGTGACCATCGGCGTCGTCGCGGCCGGCGCTGCGGCGATCCAGTACTTCTCCACCCTCAATGATGATTCCGCTACGGCGAAGCAGGTTCTTGAGAACCATACCGCGCTGATCGCCCGCATTCGGGAAGCCTGGCCACAGGCGGCTGATGGCCTTCGAGCCTATGCCTCCGAAAGCAGCAAGATCCTGAAGCAGGAGATCGCCGATCAGATCAAGGCGCTTGAGAAATCCGTGCTCGATGCCGGCGTTTCTCTCCGCGACGGCCTCGGCCAGTTCGACATCCGCGATTTTGGCGGTGCGACCTTCATAATCGGCCAGATGCGATCGGCGATGGCGCAGTTGGATGAGGGCATTCGCTCCGGAAAGCCCAACCTTGAGGCTTTTGTCGGAACGCTGATCGATATCGAGAACCAGAGCGGCACGCCGGAGAACATCCGCAAGATGATTGCGGAGCTTCGCGCCTCGGCGAGTTCGGGGCTTGAAGCCCAACGCGCCCTTTCACCGCTTGAAGGTGTGATGAAGGGGATCGGCGCTGCGGCTGCGGCCGAGGCGAACCGCGTTGGCATCTTCACGAAAGCCCTCCGGGAGCTTTCGGGGATCTCGGTTGCCAATCTCACGGACACCGAACTTGCGGAAAGGCAATACCGGCTTGCGCAATCCTACGCGAACAACCGCGAGGAGCGCGACGACGCCTATCGGCAGTTCCAGGACACCCTGCGCCGGATCGAGGACCAAAACCCGACCGTCATCAACAGTGATGGCAACCGCACCAATGTACCCGCACCTGGCAGCCGGCCGGTAACGCTCGGCGACAAGCCCGACAAGGCCGCCACGGCGACGGCCAATGCCTACCGGGACCTGGTCAAGTCGGCCGACGATCGCGTGGCCCAGATGAAGCTGGAGGCGGAGCTGGCGGGCCAGACCGGTGTCGCCTCCGAAACGCTGCGCTTCAAGCTCGACCTCCTGCAGCAATCGGAGGAGAAGGGTCGCTCGCTATCGGCCAAGCAGGTCGAGGCGATCAATGCTCGAGTCGAGGCGTTCAAGAAATACGCCGAGGCGGCAGCATCCGCGCAGCTGAAGGCGGACCTGCTCTTCCAGCGTGAGCAGCTCGGTCGATCGGCGATGGACCAGCAGATCGCATCGACGCTGCGTAGCGCCGGCCTTGCGGTCGATTTCGACAGCTATGAGGCTGGCCTCATCCGGACGAACCTGCAGCTGCAGTATGCGCGGGATCTCGCCGGCGACTTCACTAGCACCCTCTTCAGCGGCCTTCGGGAAGGCAAGGGGCTGTGGGAGTCGATGGGCGACGCGGCGATCTCCGTCCTCAAGCGGATCTCCGACACCCTGTTGAACGACGTCCTGAATAGCCTCTTTCAGGTGAACGGCGCGGCATCCGGCGGCTCCGGAGGCGGCATCCTTGGCGCCCTCTTCGGCGGGTTCGGCAGTCTGTTTGGTGGCGGAACCTCCGCCTTCCCTTCTGCCCCTGGCGGTCTTTACGATCGTGGCGGCTATACCGGTCCTGGTGGCGTTCACGAGCCGCGCGGCGTGGTTCACGCTGGCGAGGTGGTCTGGTCCCAGCGGGATGTCGCCCGCGCCGGCGGCCCTCAGGTTGTCGAGGCGATGCGTCTCGGCCGACGAGGCTATAACAATGGCGGTGTCGTTGACGTCGCGCCGCTGATGTCGCCGCAGATGTCTCGTCCGAATGGTGCGGCCACGTCAGGCAAGATGCAGCTCATCCTGAAGCTCGGCCTTGATGCCGACAGCAATGGAAACATCATGCCGGCGATCCGCGAAGCCATCGCCCAGGATGCGCCCGGAATCGCGGTCGAGGTCGTGAAGCAGTACGATCAGGATCTTCCCAACCGGATGGCCGAGATCAACGAAAACCCGAGGTGGCGCTAATGGCTGCTCCGCTTTCACTTGCCGCCGTGTTCGACCAGCTGCCGATCGCTTCGGTGGAATGGTCGATCCAGCGGAACGACGAATTCTCCGGGATTGGAAGTGGTGACGTCTGGCAGGCCGAGCTGGCCGATCCGCTCTGGACGGCCGACGTCATCCTGGGCGACGGCCTGCACGATGAATTGAAGCAGGTTGCGGCACGGATCAGGGCACTGGATGGGTCGCGCGTATCGTTCCTGATGTGCGACCCGCTGTCTCTCTACCCGCAGGCGGATCCCGGCGGCCTGGTCCTCGGCGCGGCGGCCGTGACAATCCGCGCGGTGGACAGCGATCGGCGCGTCGCACTTCTTCAGGGACTGCCGGCGGGCTACGTCCTGACCATCGGCGACAAGCTGCAGATCACTCAGGGCGAGGCAATCCGGTTCTTCGAAGTCGCCGCCACCGTCGCAGCAGCTGGTACCGGTGAAGCGAACGTGTCCGTCTTCCCGAGACTTCCCCTGTCTCTAGCGCCAGGTGCGACTGTAACCCTGATCCGCCCAGCCTGCCCCGTGATCATCCAGCCGAACACCCACAAGCCGGGTGTCGGCCGCCGAGGTGCCACCAGGGGCGCAGCATTCCGAGTCCTGCAGAAGAAGAGAAGCTAGGTGCGCAATCAGCCCGCTGCCATCACGGCCGTCCAGTCAGCCGCCACAGACGCGGGCCTCATCACACGCCTCGCGGTCTGGGTCGTTGCCAAGAACAGAGCAACAGGATTGCCGGAGCCGATCGGCGTCTGGGATGGGGATGAGGATATTGCCCTCTCCGTCATCGACGGGGAGACCAATCAGGTTGTGACCCGACCCTACTATGGCGGCGGCAACCTTCTGACCGTCAGCGAGATCCCGCGCACGTCTGACTTCACCGTCCAGACGGTCAGCATCGATCTTTCGCAGCTCGCCACGGTCGCGCAGCTCGTGACCAGGACGCATGACGTTCATCGTGCTCATGTCGAGATCCACGAGATCCTCCTGCATCCGGAGACCGGCCAACCGGTCGCGGCCGACCTTCCTCTGTTCCTCGGGATTGTCGATGGCATGCCGATCAAGACGCCGCGGATCGGCGGCGAAGGACGTGCGACGCTCAAATGCGTTTCCGAGGTCATGTCGATGCTCACCCGCACCAACCCCGAGAAAGCGTCCTACGAAGCGCAGAAACTGCGCGGCGGCGATGAGTGGAACCTGTATGCCGGCGTCATCGAGACATGGGACCTTCCCTGGGGCCAGAAGGCATCCTGACGGCAGCTATTGCTCTGTCCGCTTCCGTTGACTATGCTTCCCCCCATCCACCTGACATTGCGATAGGTTCCCCACCGTCCGAAATCGGACGGTGTTTCGTTGTGCGCCGGCCGACCATGATGCCGGGATGACGCTCACCCGACACAAAGACTGGCGCCGTCGCTACGAAGCCGCGATCGACGAGATCAAGGCGCGCCCGTTCGTGTGGGGCGAGCACGATTGCGGTCCCTCGCTTGCCGGCCGCCTGGTCCATGCAATGACCGGCGTCGATCTCTCGGCGCAGTATGCCGGCACCTACCATGATGCATTGAGCGCCGCCCGTCTGATCCGGGAGCTTGGCTTCGAGACGCTGGGCGACCTGGTCGCATCGATGCTGCCTCCCATCCATCCAAGCCAGGCAGAGATCGGCGACATCGCGGCGATCGCCATGGATGGACCGATCGGCCACGCGCTCGGCGTCGTCAACGGCGAGAGGATCTTCGTGCTCACCGAAACAGGCGTCGGCACCGTTGACCTGCTCGACGCCGCCATCTGCTTCAAGGTGGGTTGAATGGGCCTCCGAAGCCTCCTTGCTCTCCTAATTCTGCTTCTGGCTGCAACGTCCGCGACAGCTGCCCCGGTCGGAGGCGCAATCGCGGCTATTGCCGGGTTCTTCTCGGCCGGCGGTGTCGCGGCCTTCCTCGTCAAGACGGCCTTCGTCATCGCTGTCAACGTGGGCATGGGGTTGATCCAGCAGGCCCGTGCTGGCAAGGCGGCAAGAAAGCGGGAGCCGATCGGCGTCACCCTTTCGGTGCAGATGGGGGATACCCAGCCGCGCACCTATCTGCTGGGCACCTATGCCACAGCTGGCCGCCGGATCTACATCGGCACCTGGGGAAGCGCTGACAACACGCCCAACGCCTATGTCACCGATGTCATCGAGCTTTCCTGCCTTCCCTCCAATGCCGGACCGCAAGGATTGCAGTCCGCTTGGATCGGCGACGTCCAGTGCACGATCCTCTGGAACGAGCCCCATCCGGACGGCAGGGGCTTCCCAGTCCAGCAATTCAGGCGAGGCGGCACCGATTATCTGTGGCTGAAATATCTCGACGGCAGTCAGGTTGCCGCCGATCCGTTCCTGATGGCAGTATTCGGTGGTCATGCCGAGCGGCCGTTCAAGTCCTCCATGGTCGGCCGTGGCTGTCAGGCCGTCATCCTGACCGCGCGCTTCAACCAGGACCTCTTCCAGCAAGGCTTGCCCCAGGGCGTCTACCAGCCGACGCCGATGCCGCTCTATGACCTGCGGCAGGACAGCACGAACGGAGGATCGGGTGCCCAGCGCTGGACGAACTCCGGAACGTGGGCGTCGAGCGACAATCTTGCGACCATGATCTACAACGTCGCACGCGGCATCTACTATGACGGCCGATGGCTGCATGGCGGGCGGAACTTCCCTCAGCATCGCCTTCCCGCCTCCTCATGGATCGCCGCACTCAATGAAGCGGACCGCCTCCTCGGCGGTCGCCGCCAGTTCCGTGGCGGTCTTGAGGTTCCGGTCGACCAGGAGCCGCTCGAAACGATCGAAGATCTCCGGCTCGGCTGTGCCGGTCGCCTGGCTGAAGTCGGCGGCATCATCAAGCTCCTGGTCGGTGCGCCGGCAGCTGCCGTCTACAGCTTCGACGATAGCGGCATCGTGGTCACCAGCGAGCAGGATTTCCAGCCGTTCCCTTCCATCTCCTCAACCTACAATACCGCGACGGCCGTCTATCCGGAGCCTTTGCAAAGGTGGACCTACAAGGACGCTCCGGAGAAGTCCTCGCCGGCGCTGGTTGCACGAGACGGCGGTCAACGGCTGCCCATCGACCTCCGTTTCGATGCCGTGCCCTTTTCGGATCAGGTTCAGTCCCTGATGAAGACAATGATCGACGAGGAGCAGCGCTGGCGCGTCCACGAGGTCGTTCTCCCGCCTTCGGCTTCGGCGCTGGAGCCGAACGACGTGGTGTCCTGGTCGAGTGAGCGGAACAGCTACTCTAACAAGAAATTCCTTATCGTCAGGAGCACGCGCCTCAGGGGCAGCCTGCACCGCACCCTGATCAAGGAACTCGACCCATCCGACTACGATCCGCCCGAGATCATCACGCCTCCGGTCGTCGGGTGGCTTGGCCCGATCCTGCCGCCGCCCCAGCCGATGTTTGGTTGGCAGGTGGAGCCCGATGTGCTGCGGGACGCGGATGGCAATCCGTGGCGGCCGACAATTCGCATCAGCGCCGCACCCGACCAGGACGATGTTCAGTTTGTTTGGGTGCAGGTGCGCCTTGCCGCCGATCAGTCGATAGTGTTCGAGAGCACCTCGACACCCTATGCGCCTCCGTACAGCTGGCTGATCAACGCCGTCTTTAAGGGCAGCACCGACTACGAGGCTCGCGGAAGGTTCACGCCCTATACCCGCCGCGAAACTGAGTGGTCGGATTGGATGCCGGTTCGGACTCCCAATGTCGGCGACGGCGATTTGATCGCGGATCTGAGCAAGATCGGTGCTGACGTCAAAGCGATCTTTACGAAGCTTTATAGCGAGATCGGCGACCTCCGGTCTTCGCTTGAGCGCCTTCTCACGGATCATCAACTTGAAGGCGCAGTGACCGAGACGCAGCGCCGGCGCGTCGAGGTAGCGGTAGAAAACGCCCGCGCCTTCTTCGAGGAAGAGATCGTCGTCATCGCAGACGACTTGGCGGCCATCGCCAGCCAGACCACAGAAATCGGGACCCAGCTCAACGAACGCTTCGCTGGTGGCATGGTCAAGTTCGAAGCGGTCGCCAGTCCGGCCGGTGTCGATGTCAGCTATGCCATCCTACTGAAGGCCGGAAGCACCGGCGCGTTCATGACAACGGGCATGCTGCTGCAGCTCTACACACAAGCCGGCGTCGTGAAGTCTCGGATCGCCTTCGACACGCAGCAGTTCGTTGTCACAGACACGGCCGGCAACGCCTCTTCGCCACTGGTCTTTGAGAACGGCCAGCTCAAGCTCAATGTCGCCAACATCGGCCTCGTCAATTCGGCGATCATCAGCCTCGGCGGTGGCCGCGTCCGGATCGATGAGAACGGCATCGTGGTGAGGTCGTCATGATCAGCTGGGCGGTAGGTGTCGACTACGAGAACGTCTCTTGCGTCAAGATCACCTATGGCGACCGGGATCCGAGGACCATCCTGGACAGCGAGCGGTCGGCGTTCCTCTACAATTCGAAATGGTCGGCCGACGTAAAGGTCCAGCTCTCGATCACGCCTCTCACCTACTACTCTTCGACGGGTGGCGACGGAAACTACTTCGTGCGCACCACGACCGGCAGCAACCGGCTCTATGCTTCGAATGCCTATTTCGGCGGGCTCCTCTATGGCCTGCCTCTGTTTGACCTCAAGCCGATCCACTTCTCGACCGGAAGGTTCCTGGACGGCAAGACGGTCCTGAGCACTCGTGGTTACGGCGATCGAGGCGGCCGCTGGCGGACAAGTGCTGCCGGGGTCAACGGCGGGATCTGGTACAAGGATTGGGATCCTCCGGACACGAGCGCCCCCACCTATTGGTCCTACGGCGTCTATGTGTTGCAGGAACTCAACGACAGCAACAGCAGCACCGGCCGCCGAGCGGGCCTCGTGATCTGGCGACTGCCGGGTGATGAGACGCCGATCATCGGCGGCGCTCCTCAGGCTCCGGTGCCTGGTCAGGACGTCATCCAGATAACCAAGGATTGGTGCCGGGCGGCCAAGCCCGGTTTCGACGTCAAGATGGCGACCGAAACCCAGCTGGCCTTTGACAGCTCCAAGCTCCCGCCCAAGGTGATTGCCGCCGCGGATATCGCCGTCCCAGCTGGCGTTTCGAGCTATGACCTCGGAATGCCTCTGCCGGCCGGGTCCGCGCCTGATGTCTACTTCTACACCGCCGGCGACGCTCTTTATTTCCCGACCAATCCGACTGAGTTCGAGAAGGGGGCGGAGTATTGGATCGACGGGCAGTATCTGTACTTCAGCAATCCATCTGGGGCCTGTCGCGCGCGCTTCATCGTCATTGCTGGCGAAGGCGATGCTCCCACCTCCGGCAACAACGACGTCTGGCGCCAGCTGACCATCAACGGCGAGGATGTTGTTCAGTTCTTACGTCCTGGCGCCGGGCCCAGCCCAAGCTTTCGGGACATCGTTCTCGATAGCCGGTGGCCATCGCTGCAGATCCTTGCGGAAGGGTACCTGCCGGTCGGGAATGGCGCACAGCAGCACGTTGTCCCGATCAATGCAGCCGGCATGTTCCCGATCGTGAAGTACATGACCGTCCACGGCGGTTATAGCGACGGCCTTGGGACGTCGTGGTCGAAGGCGATCAAGCCGCCAGTGGTAAGCCGGCTTGGGCTCTATCGGACGGGCTGGCAGTCCATCGAGGACGGCGGCGATTCCACCTATTGCCGGGTAACCTCGACGGAAGCCCGCTTCTTTACGTTTCGGGGCGCTCCCGTCTGGAAGTGGTACCCCACCGCCCAGGCATTCGACCAGAACACCCCGTCTTACGAGTACGACGACAACCCGATCATCGGGATCCGCTACTACGTGTTCGGCATCCCGGCTTAGGACCCGCTATGACCTCTTTCTATCGCACCGGAACAGTCACTCTTGAACAAGGCAGCACCGCTGTCGTCGGCAATGGTACCGGCTGGATGCTGGCGCTCATTTCAGGCGGAAACATCCTTGTCGAGGCGATCGGGAATCCACTCCCGATCGCCACTGTCGACAGCGACACCGCGATCACGGCCGAGCTGGCATGGATGGGAGCAAGCGGCACCTACAGCTATTCGATCCAGCGGGACACGGCGTACCTGAAGGAACTCGATGCCAACAGCCGAAACCTGTCGTTCATGCTCTCGGAGCTGCGGGCCGGAACGATCTTCAAGTATGACGCGGTGGGCACGCTCGCAGGCCGCGCCATGCATGACGCCAAACCGGCGAGGTTCGGATACCTCGTTATCATCGGGGTCGAGGAGCCGGAGTTCTACGTCAAGGCAAGCGATGCGGCGGGTGATTGGGCTGGGCCTTTCAACTACGGTACCGGTCCCGTAGGGCCGGCACCATCACTGGCGATCGGCACAGTACAGACACTTTCGCCAGATCAGCCGGCAAGTGTTTCGCTGACCGGCAATAACGGCGCTTACCAGATGACCTTCGCCATCCCGCGCGGCGTTCAAGGATACAAGGGCTGGGTAATTGAGCCAGAGGTAGTGGCCCACGGTTCGAAGCAGGTGCTGCGCGTTGCCGACTTTATTGGTGGAGAGGGTACGAAGCCCGCCGGGACCGGCCTCTATGTCGGCCTCGGGGGCCTGGTTGCAGACATCAATGATGCCATCGACATTCGGGGCGACGTCGGTCCGCAGGGTATACGCGGGATCACCTGGCGCGGGGCGTGGAGCAGCCTGAGCGAGTACGTAAACGGCGATCTCGTGACGGATGACGACGCCGAGGCCAACCCCGCCACGTGGATCTCCTCCACCACCAATACCAATAGCCGGCCACGCGATAACCCGGCCGACTGGCAGTACTTCCCCGGCTCAGTCCCCCGTGTGCAGGACTATGGCCTCATCACCGACGCAGCAGACATCACCCGAGATTATGGAGGCCTCGCAGCATGAGCGAAGCAATCAAGCGCCGTCGCGGCACAGACGCTGAGCATTCGACCTTTGTGGGCTTGGAGGGCGAGTTCACCTTCAACACGACTACAAAGCGGATCCACGCCCACGATGCGGTGACGCCGGGAGGCATACCAGCCGCTCGCTTAGACGAAGTCGGTGGCGGGTCTGCCTCCGAACTAGTCGAGGCGGTGAAGACCGACGACTATACGCTGACTGTTGATGACGCTGGCATCGTCATCACGGCCAACAAGGCAACCACTATTACATTCGCCCTTCCTGCGGTGGGTGCGAGCAATGCGGAAGCCTATCTCGTCTACAACGCCGGTGCTGGCACGCTGGTGATAGATCCGAACGCATCGGAGCAAATCGAAGGCGCGTCTTCGATCTCGCTGCTGACTGGTGAGTCCGCCCGCATCTGGCCGAATGAGGCGAAGACGCTCTGGCGTGCGACCGTTTGGATGGCAACGAACAAGAACGATGTCATCGCTGCATTGTTTGCAACCCCAAAGACCATCAAGAGCGCGAATTTTGCTCTTTCGAATGATGGCGGCGGGAAGGCGCTCTTCGACACCAGTGCGATTGCCGCCGGTCAGTCGAGATCTATCAAATTGCCTGACCGAGATACCGCAATCGGACGAACGCTGCTTCGTATCACGACCTTCACGGCGAGTGGAACGTGGACGCCTCATCCTGACGCAAAGATGGTTTGCTTCGCTGCGCAGGGCGCTGGCGGTGGCGGCGGTGGTGTGGCTGCTGCGGGCACTGGCGTCGGCGGAGGCGCAGGAGGCGGCGGTGGCGGATACCAGGAGCGGTGGCTTGTGTCTGGATGGGGAGCGACGGAGCCGATCACTGTTGGCGCGATGGGGTCAGGTGGCATTGGAGGTGGGGCACCCACGGCGGGAGGTGATAGTTCCGTTGGAACGCTTTGCGTCGGCAAGGGTGGTGGCGCCGGCGCTTCCGGCACCACTAGAGTGACCGGCAACCAGCGGGCAGCAGGCCCGGGCGGTGATGGCGGTGGCGGTACGGGTACCGGTGGCGTCTCGGCAGGGATGGATATCGTCATCCCCGGTGATGGCGGCCGTGTTGGTGTCCTTTTCGGGACGGGACTGACCGCGCTTTCTGGGGAAGGCGGCGGGTCCGCGCTTGGGTCAGGTGGCCGACAAGTCACCGAAGGCGGTTCTTCAGGCAATATTGGACAGAATGGCACCGGCTACGGTGGCGGTGGCTCAGGCGCTTCGAACGCAAGTGCGAACGCATACAATGGTGGCAATGGCGCGCCCGGTATTGTAATCATCACGGAATGGTCATGATGTCCCGGCGTACATTTGCTTTTAGCCTAGCTTCCTTCGCGCTCGGTGCTGGAGGCGGCGGCGCGGGCCAGAACTCCGTTTCTCGATCCTCATCGAAAATCACGCTTTCCGCCACAGTGAACCTTGGCATCGAGGCTGGGCAGGCGTTGGGCACGCTGCTTCAGGTTCGCGGCAGCGGTTCAATGGACGTCATTAGCGCCCTTGGCGTACCGCAGTTCTACAATCACTACGTCCGTAACAATCCCCGGATGCTGCATTCCTTCGCTAAGAAGGGTGACCAAAGCGACTTTGTCGTGACCGAGCTGGGCACGGCGCGAAATGATAATCCGCGCTACCACGTCTTCGTGCTTGATGGCGTTCTGATCGACGGGACCAACCGGCAATATTATGACGAGGGCAGCAATACGTGGGTCAACCTGCCGACACCATGGAACGGCACAACCTTCGCCGCCGGCGAGCAGATCAACTATGCTCACTGGATCGGGAGCGGCCTCTTCGTCTCGACCGACAAGGGAATCTACTACGACGGCGTCAAGATCGTCGGCTACAGCGGCCCAACATACAAGCCGAGCAACGGCAGTGCGCTGTTTCACAATGGCCTGCTGTTCACAAGTTGGGACGACGGCTATATCCGCGTCTATTCCTGGACACCCGGTGGAGCGGTAGGATCTCCGATCAGTTCATTCGCTCTTATGCCGTCGCATTTCCTGAGGGCCTTTGGGATCCTCAACGGGGCAGTCTACGCCATCTCTGGATATGGAAGAGCCATCAAGTACGATGCGGTAGCTAACTCTTGGGCGTATGTCAGTCAGCCTGAGAGCGTGAACGAATTCTACTGCTTGATGCAGTGGTTTGATGAGCTTCGTTTAGGCGACTATCCGAACGGAGATCAGTGGCATCTGACCGCAAGCTCGGTCACCCGCATTCCTGACTTCCCGCCGGAAGAAGCGGGCGCGGGTCCGAACGTGAGAGAGATCCAGGCCATGACAATGTATGGGGGAGACATGGTGCTTCCCCTGTTCCCGTGGGGCGTAGTTCACCGCCACGACACGATCAACAACGCCTGGCACTACCAGAGGCTCTACACGGCACCGCCGATCGACATGAGCAATGGTCCTTACATCGACACCTTCGGTGGCAATACCGACTGGCGTCAGCGTCTGCCATGCGCCGGCATCTGGAAGGATGGAGCGTTCACGGTAGGGTCGAACACACCCGGCAACCTCCAAGCGCCAGACTATGAATCCGTGCCGAACCGAGATGAATACGGGAAGGTGTGGAAGCTCGTGCGGCCCCATGCTGTGTCAGGTGAATTGTCGTGGAAGACCGTTCCGACCACGTTCACGATGGAGATCAGTGCGGCCGGGATTGTCACGAAACAGGACGGCGTAACGATCTCAACAGTCGCCGGCTTCACGCCTTCTCAGCTTGAAGGCACTGATCCGCTCACGGTTGAGTTCGGCAATGGCATCTATGGCCAGTTCCCTGGTTCGATTGTCAGCACGAGCATTCAGCAAGAATAGCACCTCCTCGGCTATCCCTGCGGCCGTCTCAATCCGATGCGGCCTACCAGGCAGCCGGAGCGCCGAAGCGCTCCTAGCGACGGGCCGAAGTTTGGCGACCTGACCCGTCCGACTGTAGCTCTCACAACCGTCGTACCTGGACCCCGAAGGGCCAGACGACAGTGAGCGGAACGGATTAATTTTTTATGCACCATCTTCATCTTGAACAAGTATCGCCTACCCTGCCGGCGGCAGCTTACATCGGCGGGAAACGCATCTTATCGAAACAGATCATCGAGCGCGTCAACGAGGTGCCGCACGACTGCTATGCCGAACCCTTCGTTGGCATGGGCGGTGTCTTCCTGAGGCGCAATAGACGACCTCGACTGGAAGTGATCAACGACATCAACGGCGAGGTCGCCAACCTCTTCCGAATCCTCCAGCGGCACTACCCGCAATTCATGGAGACGCTGCGCTTCCAGATCACGTCTCGGAGGGAATTTGAGCGGCTTTCTCAGACTGATCCCGCAACCCTCACCGATCTAGAAAGGGCGGCGCGCTTTCTCTACCTCCAGCGCCTCGCATTTGGTGGTAAGGTGGCCGGTCAGAACTTCGGGATCTCGATGTCTGGAGCGCGCTTCAATCTCCTGAAGCTCGGTCCACAGTTGGAAGACATCCATGAGAGGATGGCAGGCGTCGTCATCGAGAGCGTCACCTGGCAGAAGGTCATCGAGCGCTATGATCGAGCAGCGACCCTTTTCTACCTCGACCCTCCGTACTGGGGGAACGAGGAGGACTACGGCCGGGCGGTGTTTGCCCGCAAGGATTTCGCCGAGATGGCATTAGTTCTCGGCAGCATAAAAGGCCGCTTCATCCTATCCTTGAACGCGGTTCCAGGCGTCTTTGAGACCTTCTCAAAGTTCAGGATCGAGGAGGTCGACTGCACCTATTCGATCAGCGGCGGACCGAGGTCCAAGGCGGTAAAAGAAGTGATCATCTCCAGCCCTTGATCTCCGTTTCAAGTGGGCCGATACCAGTTGGGACCGGTGGCGGCCGGGACTGACTTACGACCGATGCGGCGGTCTCAACGTGAGAATGCCATATGCGTCGAAAACCGCTTCCCGACGACGAGCCCCGCGATCCTCACCTGGCAGACTTCACCGGCCGTAAGATCGTGGTGCAATGCGCTACCTGCGGGATGCGCCGCAGGTACGATGCAAGCGCCATGCTGAAGAAAGTGCCTGATATGAGCCTACCGGAGCTGCGGCTCAAATTGGCTGAGGCAGAAGGCTGCTTGAAGGTCCACAACCCCTACTACGATCGATGCGGCCTTAGATATGACGTCGAAGCTATGGGGCTGCTTTGA